ATTGCACCCTAAGGCGTCCATTTTGAGCTTTTTACCCTTGAAATAGTATCAAACTACCTCAAAAGGACTGAACCGCCCTAAAACTCATTTTAGGACCCCGTTTTTTTGTGATTCCCGTTATATCGGGCTTTGCTGGTCTTGTAAAAAGAATAAAGAGAACTACCTATAATAGGCATTATGTAAACCTAAACCGTTCAAAGTACCGATATATCGGCGTTTTGAGTGGCTGTGAAACCATTCACAAACAAGGCAATTTCGAAAATATAATGAATAACGTGGCAGGGTACAGTCCCATATACCTATAACCTGTGACGCTATGTCCTATGTATTGGGCACCAGGGGACCTGGGAGGGGGGGGCGGGGGGCTTCCCGAGCAAGCTCAAATAACTATAGGTCCCCGCGAATTTTGCTGTGAAAAACCACCCAACTTTCTGCCAATTTTTACCAGTTACAACGCCCTTTGCGCTCTGCTCCTCGTTCTTCGCCCTTATTTCTTTACCTGGAGCCCTCTGCTCCTCGCTCTTTAAAACCGCAGCCGCGCACTCCGGGACTTGTTTTCTGATAATTGTCGCAAAATTGTCCGATTCTTGTGCAAATTATCACATACAATATAAGCTGAGCAATGTCTCAAGTTAGACTCCTTCTATTCCCTCTTTCTTTCGGGCGCCGAGCCCTTAGTTCGGCGCCCTTTTTAGTTTGGTAACCCGCCCGGAGGGAGGACGGGTCAAACGAAAGGATGTTTTAATAATGGCCAGGAAGCCCAAAATAGCTAAAACGACAAAAGAAGTATCTCTTTTAGATGTAGTGGGGTCTGAATTTACTGGTTTGCAAGTACAGAGCATAAAGGACGGAAGAATAGCCTCCATTGCACTCCAAGAGATTGCCTGGAGGCCCCGCGCAGCGCTGTTTATTGCCCAAGAAGGCATACAAATACTGGAAGACATTATACGAAACGATTCCGAGGCCGCTAAGGACCGCATTAAAGCTATAGAGCTGCTGATGGCTTACACCTACGGCAAGCCGACCCAGAAGGTTGAGCATACTGGAGCCGGGGGCGGACCTATTCAGACCATGGTCACCAGGTTAGCGGACTTGAGCCCAGAAGACTTGAAGGCTATTTTAGAGTTTAAGCCGCAAGAGGAGCAGTTTGAGTACTACCCCCCGAGCGCCCCCGGTGCGATGGAGTACGATGAAGACTTTGTCGACGTTGAGGCGACTGAAGTAGGGGGTGATGACCCTGGGTAAAAAATATATACCCCCGGACGTAAAAGCGCGGTACGAGCGGGCGCGTGAGGCGATGCAGCAGCGTAGGCAGGAGGAGGAGGAGCTCACTAAAAAGCTCAAAAAAGCGAAGGCGCTGCCGAATGATTTTGAGCTGGAGCCGATTGTAAGGAGAAAGAAAAAACAGGCGAAGCCCAAGAAGGAGAAAATTGGCAAAAGACCGGCCAAGGTAGACGGGGACATAGGCGGGTTCAAGACTTATAAAAGCGGAAAAATGAACAAAATGAAGCCCGTGGAGGAGCTGGTCCTGCCCAAGGATGATGGCGGGCAGGTCAATGCCAGGTACTTCGTGAAGGGCAAGAGAAAAGTGGTAATGTACGGGAGAGCAATCAGGAGCCTGGGATATTTAGAGCATGGCCAGAAAGTGGCCCAGGACAGCGATAATACCATAAACTGGAACGAGAAGAAAAAGGATTTCGAGGTTCGAGGAGTGCGGGAGAGCCCGAACGAGTTCATGTCGGGTGGCTGGATGCCGGGGCACTCGGGCATGGAGTATAAGAAAGGTGGCATAGATTCACCGCCGCGGATGACCAAGGAAGAGGGGTTCGAGCACGCGGTAAAACTAGGGAAAAGGAAGGCCCTGGAGATACAGGCGGAGCGCGAGAGGATAAAGCCGATTACCAAAGAGGAGATGCAGCAGCTCTCCGTGGACGAGATAACCGTCCTGAAGGCGGCGGCGAAGGTTGAGGCCATTATAAGGCACGCCCGTGAGGACAAGGCGTTTTTTATACAAAAATTTGTGAGGATTGAGGACAAGGACGCGCCCGACCCGATGGTACTGTTTACACTGTGGCCCAAACAGAAGGAGGCGCTGGAAGCCTTCGACAAACACAAGCTGACCATTGTCCTGAAGGCGCGGCAGTTGGGGTTATCGTGGCTGGCGCTGGCGTTCGCGGTGCACGGGCTGGTGTTCCAGCCAGGGTACTCAGTGGTGGCGCTCTCCAAGAGAGAGGACGAGGCGAAAGAATTAGTAAGGCGGGTAAAGCTCATTTTAGAGCATCTCCCGCCTTTTATTATTAGAAAAAAGGACAAAAACCTGCCGGAGAATTACACCGGGCCGACCTGGGATGGAACTACGACCTATGTCGCGGTATATCACCCGGAATCCAAGGTCCCGGCGATGTTTACAAGTTTCACTAGCTCGCCGGACAGCGCGCGCAGCTTCACTGCATCGCTGGTTATTTTAGATGAGTGGGCGTTCCAGATGTATGCCCAGGAGATATGGGCCGCGGCTTATCCGGTCATAAACAGGCCGACCGGGGGCAAGGTCATAGGGATTTCGACCGCGCGGATTGGAGGGTTCTTCGAGGACGTCTGGCGGCTGGCCATGAAGGGGAAGAACAACTTTCATCCCGTGTTCCTGCCCTGGTTCTCTGACCCGAGAAGAACGCAGGAGTGGTACGAGGCCACTAAAGCAGCGCTCCCGGCATCGTACCTTCAGGAGTACCCGGCTACACCCGATGAGGCGTTCAGCTCAGGGTCGGCGACGGCTTTTCCGGAATTTAACCCCGAGCTGCACGTCTGCGAGCCCTTTAGAATACCGGAACACTGGCGCAGATGGATAAGCGTAGACAATGGCTACGACCACCCGTTTGCGTGGCTCTGGTATGCGGTGGACGAGGATGGAAATGTGTATGTTTATCGTGAGTTTTCCAGGTCCAGGGATGACCCCAAAATACTGTATAGCGACCAGGCGACCAGTGTCGTGGAGTTTAATTCTGCGGCATCGTTGGATGATAACGGAAACTTGACCGTTGGACAAGAATATTTGGATTTTTGTGTTGCCGGACTGGATGCCTGGAACACGCATCACCGGGACATCACCGGCAAGACTCTTATAGATTACTACAGGGATGGGGGGCTGCAGATAGGGTTCAGGAGAGCGATTGTAGACCGCAGGCTGAGGAAGGCGGTCGTGCACGAATACCTTAAGACAATCGAGGACGAGGATGGCACCAGGAGGTCTAAGCTCAAGATTTTTAATACCTGCAAGCATCTCCTGGAAACACTGCCGAAGCTGCCCAAAGACAACCATGACCCGGAGAAGGTGGCTGACTGCTCGATTGACAACCAGTACGACTCTCTGAGTTATGGCCTGGTTGCTTACCATGTGGATAAATCAATCGGGCTAACTGCGGAGACCCCGATGATACGGGCTCACAAGGACGCCATTGCCCGTAGAAATACCAGGAAAATCAGGGCGAGGGCATATCGCTAGGAAAGGGGGAGAGAAGAATGAAATGTCAAATAATGGAACAGCCGATTAAGAGTGTTTTTTGTGACTCTTATAGCTGCAGGAACAGGGCGGCATGGAGGATTGGCAACCCGGATGGACCGGGGCAGTTATTCATGCAGCTATGCCATGATTGCGCCGCCTCTCTGATTGAAAGCGGGAAGGCGCTGGGGCTGGGAGCCGAGGTTTTTGCTTGTGAACATTGTAACAAGGAGTTCGATAACGAAAAATCCTGCAAAATGCACTCTATTCGCTGTCCTGAGCGCAAAGAGGAGGGAGCGTAGTTGGGAATTTTAGATGCACTGGGAATTGGCAAAAAAAGAGAGCAGCCCCCAGAGCTCCCGAGTCCCGAGTGGGAAGGAGGGGGCATGGGGGCATCAGCGCAGGAGGGACCCATGGGGGCACAGATGCCCAGAGATGACCCCTATGCCACTGCGAGCGCTAAGGAAATGATTGACTTCGTCGAAAAAGAGTTCGAGCGAAGGCAGAAAGAAAGAGTTCCTTTTGAGCTCCAATGGAGGCTTAATATAGCTTTTATGGAGGGCAACCAGTACGTTCAGATTAACGAAGTAGCTCAGACCTTAGATAGGGTCCCCGAGGAATTTTGGTGGGAGGAGCGAGAGGTCTTTAACCATATAGCTCCTAACATCGAGGCGAGACAAGCTCGGCTTGGGAAAATGCGCCCGGTACTTAAAGCCAGGGCGGGGAGCTCGGAGAAGTCAGACATCAGAGCAACTAAGGTAAGCACTCAGTTGCTCTCTTCAATACAGCACGACCAAAAAATCAGGGACAAATTACATGAAGTAATACGCTGGCTGGAAGTAACCGGGACGGTCTGCATAAAGAGCATCTGGAACCCGGATGCAGGACCGCTGGTGCCACAAATAGACCCGGAGACCGGGGAGCCCATGATAAACCCTGAGACTGGCCAGCCAGTTCTTATGCGAGAGGGCGACCTGGAAGTGGTAGTTTGTCCTGCGCCCGAGATATTTCCGGACAGTCCGTTCAGTCAAAAAATAGCCGACAATCGAAGTATTATCCATGCCAAGATATACCCGGTTGACACAATCAAGGAGATTTGGGGTGTAAGCGTAACGCCCGAAGAAACCAAGGCAGTAAGGCTCCAGGCGCTGATGACTGGCGGAGGGTTCATAGGTAAAACCTACTCAACCGGCATGAATGAGTCTTTAAAGAAGGCGGCAATCGTAAAGGAATACCACGAGCGCCCGAGCAAGAAGTACCCACAGGGCAGGCAGATAGTGGTAGCGAACCACCAGTTGCTGTATTTTGGGCCACTGCCATACAGGATAGACAAAGATGGCGAGCTAGGGCTGCCATTTACCAAGATGAGCTGCGTTGAGCGCCCAGGTTTATTCTGGGGCAGGACAATAATCGAGAGGCTTATCCCAATACAGCGCAGGTACAATGCCCTGAGAAACAGGAAAGCTGAGTACCTGGCGGCTTGTGCCGTAGGCGGTTGGGTAATAGAAGAAAACAGCGTCGACCTGAGCGACCTGGAGGCAAACGGCGGGTCTCGCAACTATATATGCCAGTATCGCGCCGGGACTCAGCCGCCCAGGAGAGCTGACAACGCACCGCTGCCACCGGCTTTCGAGACCGAGGAGCAGACCCTCTTAACAGAATTTTCCATACTCTCAGGAGTGTCCGAGATGTCCAGACAATCCATGGCTCCACCCGGCGTTAAATCTGGGGTAGCTATGTCTCTGGCTTTAGAGCAAGATGAAACGAGGCTCGCCGATACAGCAAACAACATCGAGGAAGGGCTAATAGAGTGCGGCTCTCAGTGGCTGCGGCTACTGAAGCAGTTTGTTAAGATGCCGCGCCTGGTCAGGGTCGCAGGAAAAGACAACGTAGTCGATGTCCTAGATTGGACCGCCTCGGACCTGAAGCCGGAAGACGTTATCATGGACAGCTTTTCGGCGCTATCTGAGTCCCCGACCCAGAGGAGGCAGATGGTATTTGACCTCCTAGGGATGGGTTTATTCCATAATCCGGATACTGGCGCCATAGACCGCCCGGCTCGCACAAGGATTATGGAAATGTTGCAGTTCCTCGATTGGGAGGGCGTTGACGATGATGACCAGTTGCATAGCGCCAAGGCTGAGAGAGAGAACAGGCAGTTAGCATCTGGAGCTCCGGTTATGCCGGTTCATTACGATTCCCATTTCTTGCATATCAAGCGCCACAACGAGTTCCGGCTATCCACTGAGTACGAGGCGCTCATTACGCAGATGCCGCAGGTAGAGCAGATTTTTGAGGCCCATGTAATGACGCATATGCAGGCATTGGCTCCTTTGATGACGCAACAAGAAGAAGAGGAGCCCCAGGAACAGAATTAAAACTTAAAAAAACAAAAGGCGCGAGTGGGGATATATGCTCGCATTTTTTTATGGTTGTGGGAGGGGACCAGCGGGCACGACAATTTCAATATTTTTAAATAAATGCGAGAACCGAAAGGCCGCAAAGGAGGAAAAATAGTGTTTAAATTCGATTTACAGTTATTCGCGGAGAACTCCGGGTCGGTAGCCGCGGAGCCGCAGGGACAAGAACCGGCTGCCACCGAGTCTAACGCTGAACCAGTGGCTTTTGATTACGAAAATGCCACCAGGGACCAGCGCAGGGAAGCAGTTATGAGTTTTTTTGCGGAGCCTGAACAGACGGAACCGCCTGCTCAACAGCAACAAGCGGTCACCGAGACACAGGAACCGACAGGACTCGGGTCAGCAGAACCAGCCGCCGAAATTCCGGCCAAGTTCTTAAATGCTGATGGAACACCTAATATTGACGCCCTAGTCAAGAGCTATGTGAACGCTGAGAAAAAAATCGGCGAACAGGGCAATAAGATGGGACAGCAGGCCCAGCAGGTACAAACCTTGATGCAAAAAATTCAGGAGCTGGAGTCACGGACTACGCAGCAGGCGCAGCAGAACGAGCCACCTGCTGCGGAGCCAGAAGCCTTTGACCCTGAGGACTGGTTCGAGAAGTTTTACGAAAATCCCAAGGATGCTCTCCAGGAGTTATTTCAAGGGACCGTAAGAGATGCTATTTCGCCCCAGCTCCAGGCGCTTGAGCCCGTGGTACAGCACTTTCAGCAACAGCAGGAACGTGCCTACTGGGACAACAAGGTCGGGGAAGTGCAGCAAAAGTATTCGGATTTTGAAAATTATCGGGAAAAGGCTGCTGAGATTTTACAGCAACAACCTGCCGAGTTTTTGAACTTACCGAACGCTATAGAGGCTGCATACCTGATGGCCAAAGCAGAAGTGCTGGACGCAGAAAAAGCGTCCCAGCCCAAAATAGAGGATATGTTAAAGGACCCGAATTTTTTGCAGCAGTTGTCGAAAAATCCAGACCTGCAGAAAATCGTGTTAAAAACGTATTCCGAGCAAATAAAGCAGGAGCCTAAACCAGCGATGATAGGCTCGCATCCAGGGAGCACGGCTCCCGCAACACCGCCCCCAGAGATAAGGTCTGTAAAGGATGCCACAAGGGCATTTAAGTCTTACCTCATGGGAGGCTAAGAATTGGAGGTAATAAAATATGCCAGATTATGTTGGAACTAATTTAGCCAGGGTCCAGGAGGCCTTAAAGAGTTTTTACCTGGACGGCTTGCGTTATCAATTAAATGACAAGGCGAGCGCCTTTCTAGCTCAGATTGAAAAAACCAGCGAGAATGTCGTTGGCAAAGACATCGTTATGGCCTTGCGGTATGGCCGCACCGGCGGCATCGGGAACCGCGCAGACGACGGCCTGCTGCCGACTCCCAACGCCCGTAAGACTAAACAAGCAAAATGGGAGACTAAAAACTTCTTCTCTCGCTTTAGAATTACGGACAAAACCATCGAGGCATCTAAGTCCAGTGTCGGGGCCTTTGCTAATATGCTGGAAACTGAGATTTCCGACTGCGAAATTGATGCCAAACTGGACCTGTCCAGGCAGGTTCTGGGAGACGGGACCGGTAAAATTGCTACCGTAACCGCTAATTCTGCATACGCAGCAGGTCCGCCCAAGCTCCTGACGATTACCCTGGACACAGTCATGTACCTGGCTGAGGGGATGTTTGTTGACCTGTATGCTGCCAATGGGACTGCTGTGGCCGATGCCGCTGAGCTGGAGATTGTCTATGTTGACGATTCGGCGAACCAGATAAAAGTTGTCGTAACCAAGGACATCTCCGCTAACGTAGTGGCTACTGTTTACCTGACAGTGGCGGGAAACAAAGACCTTGAGCTTACTGGAGCCGGAGCCATTTTCGCTACTTCCGGAACTCTGTATGGCATTGATAAGTCAGCTTATCCTTGGCTGAAGCCTCAGGTCAAGGCTCTTAATGGGGAGATTTCCGAGAACGTGATACAGGAAATGATTGACCTGTGCGAAACCAGAACCGGCTCAACCATTAACTACATCCAGACCTCGCTGGGCGTTCGCAGAGCTTATATCGACCTGCTGGCCGCCACTAAGCAGACCGTGAACACCCTAGACCTCAAAGGTGGGTTTAAGGCGCTTTCCTATAATGGGATTGCCCTGGTAGCCGATAAGTACATCCAAGCTGGTCAGATGCAACTGCTTGACCTGTCTGACTGGGCGATGTACCAGATGACTGACTTCAACTGGATGGACAGGGATGGCTCCATTATGTCGAGAGTGGCCGACCGCCCCGCGTGGGAAGCTACCCTGGTAAAATACTGCGACATCGGCTGCCAGCGCCCCAGGGGACAGGCACTGATTACCGGCATCACCGAGCACTAGGCCCAGATTGACCTTATAGACAACTTTACGAAAGAGGGGGCACTGTGCCCCCTCTATTTTAGTTTTAGGAGGTAATATTAAATGTCGATGAACGTAAAATTAATAAGAAAAATCAAATTTGGTAACGCTTTTGGCGTTGTAGCCGAGCTGACCGGGGACACCAGTTACGCAACCGGTGGCTACGGGTTGACTGCAAAGCAGCTAGGACTGAACGTAATAGAAAACGTCCTGCCACAGAGCCCCGCTGGCGGGAAGTTCTGGGAATACGATTTCGCCAACAAGAAAATCAAAGTCCTGGAACTCGCGACCACTGCGGAGCTCGTTGAAGAGGTTACCGTTTATACGACAGCCCTGGCAGAAGTCGCAGATAAGTCCGACCAGAGCGAATCCGTAACTAAAATCGTAGCTTTCGGGTGGTAGAAATACCACCCCCTTTAGAAAGGAGGGGGCATTTTGGCGGACACTTATCTTAATATAATGGGAAAACTTCTGAAGCTCGTAGATAATGGAGACGGAACATTTAGCATGGCCGCATCGACGGAGAGGTCTGTTCTGCCGAGCGGAGCGGCGACCAGTGCAAAGCAGGATGCCATTATCGACTACGTTGATGAGCTGGAAAGCAAGATTGGCGAAGTTGCGGAGTTACCAACTACCAACACCATAATGGACAGATTGAAGGCCATCGCCACTAATACTGCCAATATTAAGGTTGATGCGGACACAATCAACGTCAACACCGATGAGCTAGAGTCATTATTAGATACGCTTAGCACCAAAGATTTTGCAACCCAAGCAACTTTAGCACAAATAAAGAGCATATTAGATACTGATGGTATAAAGAAAATAATAGACCCTTTGCCTGTTGGTTCAAATTTGATTGGAAAGATAGATGTTAATGGTTCTGTATTACCTACAGGTGCATCTACAGAAGCAAAACAAGACAATATTATTAGTTATGTTGATGAAATAGAAAGTGGTTTGGCTACTTTAAATGCTAAAGATTTTGCTACACAAGCAACTTTATCAGAAATACTTACTAAACTTGCAGACCTTGCAACCCAAGCAACTTTAGCACAAATAAAGAGCATATTAGATACTGATGGTATAAAGAAAATAATAGACCCTTTGCCCGTTGGTTCAAATTTGATTGGAAAGATAGATGTTAATTCTTCTGCCTTACCTTCTGGTGCTGCAAAAGAAACTACGCTAGAGGCCGTTAGGGCAGCATTAGTGGCAGGTGGATTACCTTCTTCAACATTAGAAACCACTCATCATGATGCTTCTACTGCTAATGGTACTGGTACAGTTGCCAATGTGACTGGATATGGACCTATAGCATTTCAAGCTGTAGGCACATGGGATGGGGCTACCGTTACTTATCAGGGTTCGGTTGACGGTACAAACTATGTTGCATTGCCCGGTACTTCTGCCGTAACCGCAGACGGGATATTTCAGCCAGTTGACCCAGGGGTAGCAGGGTATAAGTCTGTTAGGGCAGAAATAACCAATGCCGGGACTAATACTAGTTTAACCGTAAAATCCCTTGCTATAGCCGTTGCTAAACCTACAAGTGCCGATGTAGTGGCAGTAGGCAAAAATGCAGAAGGGGTATCAGTAACAGGAAATCCATTAACAATAGGGTACAAAAATGCTAGTGGTAATGCTACCGGAGTAAGCCCGACAAATGCTTTGCCTGTTCAACTATCGGGAAGTATAACGTCAATTGCATCTGCTCCTGTTGTCGGCTCCAAAACCGTCACCGCAACCGCAGCTGAATTATTTGCTGGCGCATCCGTAAAAGCTAATCGACGCAAACTAATTATCCGCAACGAGGACCCGGTCCTGCGCCTGCGGATAGGACCGTCAGGCGTGACCCAGCAGAACGGCTACCCAATCGAACCGGGGGGAACCCTGGAGATACAGTTTGACCCCGGCACTGCCGTGGCAGTTTACGGTATATCGGAAGGCGTGGCACTGAATGTGTCAGTAATGGAGGTGTAAACGATGACATTAAATATTGTTGAAAACCCTGATGGCACCACCACGGTTACGATTGACTTTATAGACGAGGACGTGGAACTGCAATGTGAAACAACGGTAAAAGGTGACACATCGGCGGCCCTTGCATATCTGCCTTTTTTCGCACAGGATATGCGCAGAAACTTTGCCGATTTATTTCCGCTGCCCGAAACGCCCGAAGGAGGAATTGAGATATGAAATACACACCAGGACCATATACGCAAACCCAGCTAAAAACGGCAATAGATGAAATTGAAATATCGCTTACTAACCGCTATTTGCGGGACGGAGCCATTACGGATGCCGCAGAAAAGAGATACTGGCGGGAGGCAGTAGAAAAGGCCAGCTTCGGACGAAATACTGTTATGTACGATGACCAGGGTTATCCGTCCGTTATGGTGGCCGTACCCTTATTTACTGAGGCCGACGTACTATCAGGCGGCAGGAATTACCCGCACCCGGCGTTTATTGTCAATGGAACTACGAAACCAATTATTTATATTTCCAAGTATCAAAACATAATCACCGGTTCCGGGGCGACTATGCGGGCGTTATCCCTAAAAGGCGTTGACCCAGAGGTAGACGTGGTTACACATGATTATGCGGTAACTGCCTGCAAACAGAAAGGCACCGGCTGGCACTGTGCGACTAATGCTGAGTATGCGGCGTTGGCTTTGCTCTGCAAGTCACAAGGGTTCATGCCGCGGGGGAATAATAGCTTCGGCAAGGATTACGCGATTACATCAGAGAAGGGCACACCGTCCCATACCTACGATTCGTCTGGCACAAAATATATAGGGAGGGTGGCAACTGGCTCCGGTCCCGTATCTTGGACACATGATGGCACCCCCTTTGGGGTATATGACTTGAACGGTAACGTATATGAGTGGGTTGGGGGCCTAAGACTGCTAGACGGGGAGATACAGATAATCCCTAATAACAACGCCGCCGATAACACAAAAGACCTCTCGGCATCAAGCACCGAATGGAAGGCGATTATGCCAAACGGTAGCTTGGTGGCACCAGGAACCGAGGAAACCTTAAAATATGATGCAGAAACAGCTACCCCCAGCGGGATTAGGCTGAATACATCATTAGAGAACCCTCAAACCACGGACGCAAACTCCCTGAATAAAACATTTGAAACCGTGGCAGCCAAAGATGGGGTTACAATACCTAATATGCTGAAACTACTGGCCTTAATGCCAATAGATGTGGCACATGGAGCGGATTATATGTATGTGCGAAATAATGGGGAACGGTGTGTTTATCGCGGTGGCTACTGGTTCCGCGCGGCGGATGCCGGTGTGTTCTGCCTGAGCGCCAGCGCCCCGCGCTCGCGCTCCGGCGACGACCTGGGGTTCCGCTCGGCCTTTGTTCTGTAATCTGGAATCTGAATCCAGATAATCTGATGGAGCCGCGATAGCGGCGGAATCATGGAGGCAGCAACATTGGCAGTAGAAGACCTTAAAATCAGACAAAAAATCGAGGATATGATGGTTTACGCTTACCAGGCGCTCAATCAATATCCGAAACACGAAAAACATTCACTGGTTGCCGAGACCAAGGCGTCCATGTTAAACCTACTAAGGCAAACTATAGTCTGTAATAAGATTTTTGGGGAGTTTAAGTTGGTTAGACATCTTCCGCTCTCGGAATAGCGATAGCAGAATAAGAAACAAATCACAAGCCAGCAAAGGCTACCTCAATTTCGGGGTAGCCTTTCCCGTCCTCCATGGGCGGTTTTTTATTTTCCTAGAAAGAAGGTGAAACCATTGTCATTCACCATGTCGGATGCCAAAACTCTAGCCCATACATGGATTGAGGACGAACTTACCGATGCCATGGCATTAACCTGGGGTAATGAGTTTATCCAACGCATTGTAAGCGACAAGCTATGGCAGGAGGATACCGAAGAATATGCCGACAAAAAAGGCAATACTGCCTATGCCTTACCTGCCAACTTCTATAGAACCGTAAAGGTGGAGGACTCTAACAGTGGCCTATTTGCCGGATATGCGATAAACAACGGCTACATAACCTTTACCGTTGACGGGTCCTACACCCTAACCTATATTACCTATCCTGCTGCTTTAACAGCCATTTCCGGGGAGGGCAACGACGTTCCACTACCCGATGCCTTCATATACCCATTAGCCGAGTTTTTGATATTCAAGTATTACAACATTGAGATAGACGACGAGGATTGCAAAATGTATGCCAACGAATACGAGGCGAGGTTCAGGATGAGCCTTAAAAACATTTATGACAGCATGGAGATTGACAGCGAAACTGAATCTTTTAGAGTAGTTGCGAGGTGGTAGGGTATGAGTAAAAAGCAAGGCCGGGGAGAACTAGCTATCAGGGATTTTACCGCCGGCATACTAGATATAATCGACGACAACTTAATTCCCGAAGGGGCAGCCAAAGACAGCAATAACTTTATTTCCCGTACCATTGGCAAGCTGTCAAAGCGGAAAGGTTATAAGG